ACAGCATTATCCCAGTACGCCGTCACCCTGGCGACATTACAGATAGTCTCAATTCGCTGACCGAGGGAAATATCCTCATCGTCAAAGGTGTAATCGAAATAACCAAGTCGATGGTCTGGAAGGTTATCAAAAATCCGATACAGACCGTCGATATCGATATGACTTTCACCTTCCCCCGCAGTTATTAACCAGGAATGAAGCACAGCATCAGCAAAGCTGCGTGATGGCCTGAGGGTGTAATCGACGGTCCGCGTTTCACGGTTGTATGAAATAACTTGCCGCGTAGCCAGTAGGTTATATTTACGCTCTCTCGCTCCGGTTGGTGCCTCTGTAGCGCGAATACTGATGCCCACTATCGTGTCATCCGGGAATATCACATCACGCCTGGTGCGAATGATATGGGCATTTTCCACCTTCATTACGCTCTGGTCACTGCTGTTATTTGTTCGCGTTAGCTGTACGGCATGGCGACTGCGACTATCAAGCGTGATTTTGTCTGTCCGGTAGTAGGTTCGAGCCCCTTTATTTTCACTGATTTCGATACGCTTTTGCTTTCTGGTACCGGGAATTTCTTCGTTATCAATATCGACCTCCCACCACTCTATTCTGGCCTCGCTGTTATTCCCTCCGCCAAGTTGAGCCTGCGTGTGGATCCAAAGCTGGTCACCGTCAACGGGTGAGAAGAAAGGCCCCACACTCAGGAACTGGTTATCATAAAGGATGAATGTCGTCGGATTCACGACAGCGTTAGCCGGAAGCTGAACCAGTTCGGTTCCTGACAGATTCGAGAAATAGAACTCATAATATTTCTCCGGCGATATCAACGCACCGTCATCCGTCTTTTCTGCGCGAATCAACTGCGCATCAATCTTGACGTCTTTCGTGACCGTCCCTTGTGGCGTGTTGTAGCTGACATTTATCGTCATCGAGACTGAACGCGGCTTTGTCAGCTCGTAGAAATATTCGAACTCATCCTGACGGATAATTTTAATTGCTGCTTCACCGCCCAGTAGCTGACCTGATACAACGGTTTCCGCTGTCGCTATCTGCTGCGGGATATCGTCACTTTCATTCGGGCCCGGCAATTCCTGCCCGTCGATATCAGGAAACTCGAAGCCCTCGTTAATCAGAGGAATGACTTCCCCTGGCTGGTAAATCCGGTAACTGGCTCCTGCCATCGCGGTAAAGTCTGACTCAGCGAACCGGATACTTTCTGTTTGATAGTGACCTATGCCCAAATCAAGCCACTCAGTGACCGTCTTCAGATTATTGCTGTACTCAAAAATAGACTGCTGAATCAGGTCAGGAAACGCCCTCACCTGCCCGTAGATATCCGGCCTCGCCTGGTACGCCCTGGCGACGTTTGTTTGCCCGGTCAGGCGGTTGTTTGGGCTGTCTTTAACATTCGAATCGGCAACAGAGAATGACGGGGTTTTCGGGGCCAGAAACGAGAAGACTTTTGTTACCAGGTTAAATACCGGGTTCAGGATGTCGCCGATAATGCCCTTGGGTTGGTCAATAACCTGAATGTAATGGGTCGGCACCAACTGGAAATTTAACTCATCCTCTTCAGTCAGTTCGCGACCGTTCACGATGATAATCACGTCTGAATGAAACTGCTGTTTTGCTAACCAGTCATCATAAAAAAAAGAGCCGGCACTCAGCTCGACTCTTTCTTTTGGGGTTCCTGCTATTCGCTGGACTTCAACTATCGGCATATTTCATATACTCCAGTCGGGTAAATTTCTTCTCAAGCACAATGAGCCTGTCGATTCTCACGCCGCCATTCTCGCCGCGGCTATGGAATGCCTGGCCATCAATAATTAAACCAATGTGCGCTGGCTGTGAGCCGATATAGCCGATAAAGATGCCGTCATCATTCGGGTGTGTTTCCTGCTGCCAGAAGGTAACCTCCCCCTGGTGACAGGTTACAAAATCGCTGCCCGATTCATACCCGGCGTCATGATGTATCTCAATGCCTAAAACATGGCGGTAGTACAGAACCACAAGAGCCCAGCAGTCACAAGCATCGAAAGAGCATGCCCGGTTAACCCACGGCACATCGAGCATCCGGTGAATAAACTCATCACGCGTCATACAGTCTCCAGCCCGGTAAAGTCGTCCATCGTGTAGATTTTGGCGATGTTCTTATTTAGCGGGTTATTCATTGAAAGCGTTGCAGTAACTGACTCAGAGTCCAGTGACGCATCCTTTACATACAGAGACCATTCATTCATCGGTGCTTCAGTATCAGCGGAGTCAAACATCCTGAATGTTGCGACTATCGGTGTCATGCGCGAGTAAGACCGCCATGACTTCAGTTGCTGCTTAAAGTCCTGCGCAGCCCTGCTAAATTTCACAGATGAATCGATAATTGGCGTCTTGCTCTGCTGGCTTCCCGATAGTTCAAAGTTAGCTGGGCGATACTCAATACCGCCAAGTGTCTTTGGCTCTATTTGCATGCTGACTAAATGGATGTCATCGAATGAGGGGTGTGAAAACTGGATGGTGTCATAGATGGTTCTGAGTGGTCGCTGCGCCCGGTAATCGCGCAATTTCATACTATTCTCCGCTGAGTGGTATTTTCTCTGTGACTGCAATATCAAGCAGACCACAGTTCTGAGGCGGTATCTCTACAATCCAGTCGCCGTACTGGTCATCGTCGTTATTCAACCTCTTAGTGATAACCGTACCTGTCCACGTCACCAGGCTACCGTTAATAGAGGTCTGTACCGGATAAGCCGTGAAGTGAAGCTCCTGCATCTTTAACCCAGAGCCACCCAGGTTAACCCGCATCCGAAACCACCGGACACAGTTATCAAGATAGTTCGGGCTGCGTAGCCACTGCTGAAATGCTCGCTCCTGGTCTGAGGTGAATATCCACTTGAGCGACCAGGTGGCCTTGATGTCGTCAGTCAGCTTCTGGAATATCGGCGCGCCGACCTGTGGTTGGTCAGTGCGGAATCCCGTATCGAACGTCATGTTTTTATCCGCTTTTTGCGGTAGCGGGAACCAGGAGGGATAGTCGATTGTTTCCATGCTTTTTTCCAATAAAAAAAGCCCACCTGAGTGGGCTTACCATTATTTACCGTCTACATCTGCTAAGAATCGCTTAAGCGCATAATACGCCTTGCTATCGCCTTGTGAATCAATGATGGCGTCGGACATTACCCCATTGCTACCAGTGCTCACGAAAATCCATGCCTTTTTAGCTGTGGTTATTTTCTTAATCAGATCCAATGGCACTAAGAAGCTTTTTTTAGACTCTGTATAACCAGGGTTAGTAACCAGCGGGTTGCTATATCTTGTTAAATCCTTGTCGTTGCGAAGCTCGTACATGGTTCCATCAACTTCAAGGTGAGCGCTCTTTATGAAGTCAGCCGTATTTATAAGCGAAATATTTAGCATCGCATCATCCTTGTAACTTTCAACCCAAGAAGCGCCGACAGCTATGCACCCCATGGATTGACAATCAGCCCCATGCGGCGCGATTGAAACCGTCCTGCTACCACTATATCTATCCACTCCAACTGTTGTACCTAATCCTTGTTGATTAGAACACCCCACTAAAACGGCGCACAAACCCGCAATCACCAATATCTTTTTCATTTTTCTCCCCAAAGTAACCTTTTATTACATCTTAGCAGAGAGATGGTGCAAGGCAACGCAAAAACCCCGAGTTACGGGGTTGGGATTCAATTAGGTTGATTACAGATTATAGAAAGCAAAAACCCACCGACGGTGGGTATTCTTTTGTTGACGGTTGATTAAATTTTACTTGTAGCAACATACCATAAATATTTGATTCTTTTTATATAACTTGACTTACCTATTGATAGTTCGCGAGACTTCGCCCCAATGATAATATCCATCTCAGATAAGTTGTGTTTCCCTATCTGAACAGAATTAATGTGATAACCAGCAGCGTTCACACTACCAAAAAGAGAGAAGCTACAATATGTTTCACTACTCAACATAACGCCATATGAATTGCTTGCCTCTTGAGAAATTGTGACATTAGCCGTTCTATACGGAACCTCGCCTGAAAGTATCATTTTCTTATAGTCTTCACTCTTTACCTTCCTTGCCCCAAGCTCGGGAAGGCCAACCCCCATCCTTATGGTTGCAGAATTCATCCTATAGCTGCTGGGTGACTTCATCGAATCTTTTGCTATATCTCTGCATAACTCAATCATGCCAACCTGCTCCACTTTTTCAGCAGGCACAAACATCACAGAACACAAAGCTAAAACCACTATAACAAACACACCCAGCAATACCTTTTTCACATCACATCCCTCGCTAATGTTTTCTTACATCTTAACAGAGGCGAGAAGCAATCTGACCTGCTCCCCATTGATTAATACACCGGGATGTTAGTAATGTCTTCATAAGCCATATGAGGACATCCCCATGAAGAAGCGTTTTTCCGACGAACAGATCATCAGTATCCTCCGCGAAGCTGAAGCCGGGGTTTCTGGCCGTGAGCTCTGCCGCAAGCACGCCATTTCCGATGCCACCTTTTATACATGGTTGTAAGAAGTATGGTGGTATGGAGGTGCCCGAGATTAAGAGCCTGAAGTCGCTTGAGGAAGAGAACGCCAGACTCAAGAAGCTGCTTGCCGAAGCCATGCTGGATAAGGAGGTACTTCAGATGGCTCTGGGGCGAAAGT